AAAAACTTTGGTTAAATTATTCCCGGATATGCTGGTTAAACCATGCACTATTAACGAAATAAGGGTTAATGCTGGGATTCTCACGCAAGTAAAAAAATCAAAAGTTTTGGAAAATATTTTGACCGGCAAAAGTAAAAATGGTATACTTGGTGAAGAGTTTTATACTACAAACGAAAAAATAGTTAATTTATCTAACCCTTTAATAACAGACGATGGAAAAGAATTAGTTGACCAAATTATCACAGACACTATTGACCCAACAGATAGGGGATATAAAAATTTAATGAGACTTATGATGGAAGATGGTCTCTTCAAATATCTTCCAAAAAACGATGAAGCTTGGGTGAACTTCCTAAGACCATTCATGAAATTAACAAGAAAAGAAAAACGTAACACAAACAAAAATTAAATTTATGAGAGAACAAGAAAGTACTAAGATGGAATTTTTATTGACATTAAACGATAACATCGTAGTCCAAAGATTCTTTAACGTAAGAGGGTTTAACCCAAAAGCAAAAAGTTCAGTTGAACTATATGAATTCGTTGCTGAGTTCAAAGAAGAACTTCAAGAATACTTGAAAATGAAGACTTTAGTCTACATGATGGACAACAAAGATTCTATTATTCATGACCCAAGTATTATGGACACATCGTTCACTGATGGACCTGAAATGTTTAACATTATCATCAAATTAGGTGAACAGACAATTTGTCATAGAATTTTTGACGGAAAATTTTATCCACCAAAAGTTCGTTATACTGTCGATGTAAGACCTTTCTTGAAGGAAACACTTCGAGGATTGACTGACATTTTTTCAGATAAAAAATTAAGTTACAATTATTTGGAACTTGACTTAAGTAAGTAAGTATTTAATAATACAAGGGTAACTTTTAAAACAATTTATGAACAAAAATTTCGATTATTTAGGGAACACATTTCAATTACAATTACTGAATCAGATTATATTAGATAAGGACTTTTCATCTTCAATTATGGATGTTATTGAGCCAATCTATTTCGACAACAAGTACTTTAAAATCATTTTACAAATGACAAAAGAGTATCACAAGAAATATGAATCTACTCCTAATTTCGATACTCTTGAGCAGATAGTTAAGTCTGAAATCTCCCAAGAGATGGTTGCCAAGATTGTTTTGGACACATTAACACAAGTTAAAGAGGCACCTTTTGAAGGGACCACTTTCGTTCAGGAGAAAGCTTTGAAGTTTTGTAAACAACAAGAACTTCAAAAGGCCATGGACAAAGCTCAAAAGATTATTACTCAGGGGGATTTCGAATCCTATGACAAAGTTGAAGGACTTGTGAGAGACGCATTACAGGTTGGAGAGATAGATAAAGGTCAAACTGATATCTTCGCTAATTTAGATACTGTACTTGATGAGGATTATCGTCATCCAATTCCAATGGGGATTAAGGGGATTGATAAATTACTTAAAGGTGGATTGGCGAAAGGTGAGATTGGAGTTATATTGGCACCAACTGGTGTGGGTAAGACAACTATCTTATCTAAAATTTCAAACACAGCGTTTAACCTTGGTTATAATGTACTTCAAATATTTTTTGAGGATAATCCAAAGATTATTCAAAGAAAACACTTCACTATGTGGACAGGTATCGAACCGGATAACTTAGTTCAAAATAAAGAAGAAGTGATGAGTAAAATCACTGAGATTAAGGAGACAATGCAAAACAGATTGGTTTTGAAAAAATTAGCATCAGATACGATGACTATGAGTCAAATTAAGAATCAAGTTAGAAAGATGATTGCGGATGGTATTAAGATTGATATGGTTTTATTAGATTATATCGATTGTGTATTACCTGAATCAAGTAGTAAAGATGAGTGGAAAGCTGAAGGGTCTGTAATGAGAGGATTTGAAGCAATGTGTCATGAACTTGATTTAGTTGGGTGGACTGCAACACAAGGTAACAGAGCTTCAATTTCATCAGAAGTTGTAACTACAGACCAAATGGGTGGGTCAATTAAAAAGGCTCAGGTTGGTCACGTAATTATTTCCGTGGCTAAAACATTACAACAAAAAGAAATGGGTCTTGCAACTATTGCGATTACTAAAAGTCGTTTAGGTCAAGATGGGGTTGTTTTTGAGAATTGTAAATTCAATAATGAATTACTTGAGATTGATACTGAAAGTTCAGTAACATTCTTAGGATTCGAAGAACAACAAGAAGATAGAAAAAGAGATAGGGTTAAAGAACTATTGGAAAAAAGAAAACAAAGAGAACAGAGTCAACAACAAATTTAATTTAAAACATGAAAGAAAAAATATTAGAACCAAATAATGACAGATTTGTCATATTCCCTATCGAACATAATGATATATGGGAATTTTATAAACAACACCAAGCAGCGTTTTGGACTGCGGAAGAAGTGGATTTATCTAACGACATTAGAGATTGGGAAAACCTATCTGATAATGAGAGATACTTTCTTAAAAATATATTGGCGTTTTTTGCGGCATCTGATGGTATTGTAAATGAGAACTTAGCCGAGAATTTCTTAAAAGAAGTACAGTACGCTGAAGCAAAGTTCTTTTACGGATTCCAAATTATGATGGAGAATATTCACTCGTTAATGTATTCATTGTTGATTGATACTTATGTGTCTGATGAAACAGAAAAAGATGAATGTTTCCATGCGATTGACCGATTACCGGCAGTTCAAAAGAAAGCTAAATGGGCTCTTGATTGGATAGAGAACGCTTCCTTCCAAGAAAGATTAGTTGCGTTCGCAGCGGTTGAAGGTATCTTCTTTTCAGGTTCATTCTGTTCAATCTTTTGGTTAAAATCAAGAGGAATAATGCAAGGTTTATGTAATGCTAATTCACTTATCTTTAAAGATGAGAATTTACATTGTGATTTTGCTATTCATTTGATTAATAATCACGTTGAGAACAAACCAAGTGAAAAAAGAATCAAAGAAATTTTATTATCCGCATTAGAGATTGAAAAAGAATTTATTACAGAATCTTTACCTGTATCTTTAATTGGTATGAATTCTAATTTGATGAAACAATATTTAGAATTTGTAACAGATGGTTTATTAGTTAAATTTGGATGTAAAAAACAATTCAATGTTGAACAACCATTCAAATTTATGGAACAAATTGCTGTTGAGACTAAAGGAAACTTTTTTGAATCAAGAACAATGGAATACCAAAAGGCTAAATTAGGTGAATCACTAACATTCACTGACGATTTCTAATTAAAAATATATGATGTCATTAAAGATTAAAAAAAGAGGGGGAGATGAGGTTTCATTTAACCCTCAAAAAATTTACAATAGAGTTAAACGAGCGTCTAGAGGGTTAAATGTTAACTCAGACGAGATTTTTATTAAAGTAATTACTTCAGTACCAACTGAAGGGTTCATTACTACTAAAGAGTTAGATAAATTAGTATATGAAATAGCTGCGTCTTATACAGGTAGTCATCACGACTACTCAAGATTGGCGTCATCTGTTGCTATTTCTGCATACCATAAAGAAACTGATGAAAGTTTTTGTAACACAATGCACACCTTACACGTTGATGGAGTTATTAATAATATGTTAATGGAAACTATTGAAAAATATGGTCCTGAAAATATTGATTCTGTAATTAATCACGAGAATGATTACAATTTTGATTATTTTGCTTGGCGTTCATTACAAGAAATGTATTTGTTAAAAACTCCTGAAGGTAAAGTAATTGAAAGACCACAACATATGTATATGAGAGTTGCTTTATGGGTGACTAAATCATTTGAAGAGGCGGTTGAATATTACAATTCTTTGTCAAATCAACTTATTTCTCCTGCAACACCAATTATGATTAACGCGGGAACTAAAACACCTCAACTAGCGTCTTGTGTATTGAAATACAATCACGGGGACTCAAGAGAAGGTTTATTACAAACATTAAATGATATTTCAACGTACTCTTCGGATGCTGCGGGAATTGGTTTATGTATGTCTAACATTCGTAGTAAAGAAAGTCGTATTAACTCATCAGGAGGATTTGCGGGTGGTTTATTGAAATACCTTAAAATAGTTAACGAATCATTACGTTTCTTTAATCAACAAGGAAGAAGACCGGGTAGTGCTGCTATCTACATTGAACCTTGGCACAAGGACATTATTGATTTACTTGATATCAAAAAGAATACAGGAGCTGAAGAGATGAGAGCAAGAGATTTATTTACGTCAATTTGGTTACCGGATAACTTTATGAATGCGGTTAAGAATAATGGTGATTGGTATTTGTTTTGTCCTAACGATATTAAAAAGGCGGGTATCAAACCATTACAAGAAACTTATGGTGATGAGTATGAAAAGAACTATGACAAAGCGGTAGAACTTGGACTTGGTAAAAAAGTAAAAGCCCAAACAATTTGGAATAAAATTATTGAATCTCAAGTTGAAACCGGAGTTCCTTACTTATGTTCTAAAGATAGTGCTAACAGAAAAACAAATCACCAAAACATCGGGGTGATTAAACAATCTAACCTATGTAATGAGATTTACCAATATACTGATGAGGAAACAACTGCAATCTGTACGTTATCTTCTATGGTGTTAAAAAACTTTATTATTAAAGGAGAGTTTGATTTTAACTTACTTTACAATGAAGTTAGAAAGGTTGTTAGAGCACTTAATAAAGTTGTTGACATTAATAGTTATTCAACTGAACAAGGTAGAAAAGGTGGTTTAGAACAAAGAGCAATTGCAATTGGAACACAAGGTCTTGCTGACGTATTCTATTTAATGGATTACATTTTTACATCTGAAGAGGCAAAGAAACTTAACAAAGATATTTTTGAAACAATCTATTTTGCTGCAATCACGGAGAGTTCTTATTTATGTCAACAAGGTTTATACAAACCGTATAAATTCTTCAAAGGTTCACCAATGTCTAAAGGGGTATTCCAATTTGATATGTGGGGGATGAATGAGGATAATTTATCAGGTCGTTGGGATTGGATGGGATTGAAAGATAAAGTATCAGAATATGGTGTTTGTAACTCGTTATTCACGGCTCAGATGCCGGTGGCATCTTCAGCTAAAATTACAGGTTCATTTGAAATGACAGAACCGGCTCACTCGGCATTATTTAATCGTCGTGTAGTTGGTGGTGAAATTCTTATTGTAAACAAATATTTAATTACTGATTTTGAAAAATTAGGGGTTTGGAGTGAAGATTTAAAGAATGAAATTATCATGAACGAAGGGTCTATTCAAAACATTAATTTTAATCAATATCTTGATGTTGAAGATAAAAATTACAACAAGAAAGTTAAAAGAATTGAACACTTAATACCAAAATATAAAACAATTTGGGAGATATCTCAAAGGGAACTTATTGATATGGCGGCTGATAGGGCACCGTTTATTGACCAATCACAATCAATGAATATCTATATGTCGGAACCAACATTATCAAAGATTTCATCATCTCACTTCCATTCATGGGGTAAAGGATTAAAAACTCTTTGTTATTATGTTAGAACTAAAGCGATATCTACCGGAGCAAAACACTTAGCTGTTGATATTTCAAAAGTGAATCAACCAACTATTAAACAAGAAAAACCAAAAGTGAATCTTGTTGAACCTACAGTAAAACCAACAGATTCAGAATTTGAATGTTTTGGATGTGGTTCATAATAAAATTACCGATAATTATATTAATCCCGGCAATGTCGGGATTTTTTATTTTTAGGTATTTATAAGAAATAATCATAACACTATAATTATAGATATGGCAGACGGAACAACATATGGTATTAATTTTCCTTTTAGGGATTCAGTTAAAGGTGACTATTTACAACTAACTGAATTTGAGGCACAAGAAATTAAAGCGGATTTAATCCACTTACTTTTGACTCGAAAAGGTTCAAGATATTATTTACCAACATTTGGTACGAGACTTTATGAGTTTTTATTTGAACCATTTGATGGATTAACTTTTGATGCTATTGAATCTGACATTCGAGAAGCTGTTGGTACCTTCATGCCGGGTTTATTATTAAACCAAATAACAATAAGTCCTGCTGACCCTCAAGAAGAAGTTGACATAGCAACGGGTACTGCAACGGTGGGGAGTAGTGAATCGTCAGTTTATAGATTTCCGGGTAAGGGAACTTCAGAATATACCGCAAAAATAAAAATAGATTACTCAACCAATAAATCAACTTTTGGTCCGAGTGATTTCGTTATCATTAATATTTAATATTGTATGGCAAATCGTAATATATCATATACTACAAGAGATTATCAGGGGATAAGAACTGAGTTATTAAACTATGTAAGAACTTACTACCCTGAATTAATACAGGACTTCAACGACGCTTCTGTGTTCTCTGTGTTTTTAGACTTGAACGCTGCGGTTGCGGATAACTTACACTATCACATTGATAGAAGTATTCAAGAAACTGTTTTACAATACGCACAACAAAGGTCATCCATCTATAATATTGCGCGAACTTATGGTTTAAAATTACCGGGACAAAGACCATCTGTATCTTTAGTTGATTTCTCAATAACTGTTCCTGCTTTTGGGGATAAAGAAGATGAAAGATATCTTGGGGTTTTAACAAGAGGTTCTCAAGTAGTTGGTGCGGGTATTGTGTTTGAAAACATATATGATGTTGATTTTACTTCACCATACAATGCTCAAGGTTTCCCTAATAGGTTAAAAATACCAAACTTCAATGCTAATAATGTGTTGATTAATTATACTATAACTAAAAGAGAATTAGTGGTTAATGGTATTACTAAAGTATTCAAAAGAGTTATTACTCCGAATGATGTTAAACCATTCTTTGAATTATTCTTACCTGAAAAAAATGTATTAGGTATAACTAGTGTTTTATTAAAAAGTGGTACTGAATATACTAATGTTCCATCTACTTCAGAATTTTTAGGGGCGTCTAATAAATGGTATGAAGTTGATGCACTTGCGGAAGACCGAGTATTCATCGAAGACCCAACAAAAGTATCAGACCAACCGGGTATTAAGGTTGGAAAGTATATCCAAACATCTAATAGATTTATAACAGAATATACTCCGGAAGGGTTTAAAAAAATGACATTTGGTGGTGGAACAAATACAGCTCAAGATTCATTAGACCAATTTACAACAGTTGGTGCAACAATTGATTTACAAAGATATTCAAACAATTTCTCATTAGGGTCCGCGTTAACTCCTAACTCAACACTATTCATTCAATATCGAGTTGGTGGTGGATTGGCAACAAATTTAGGGACAAATGTTATTAATCAAATTGGTACTGTAAACTTCTTTGTAAACGGACCATCTGAAACAACAAACTCATCAGTGGTTAATTCATTAAGATGTAACAACGTGACTGCGGCTATTGGAGGTTCAGGTGTACCGTCATTAGAGGAAATTAGAAACTACGTATCGTTTAACTTCTCAGCACAAAAAAGAGCGGTTACGGTTCAAGATTATGAATCAATTATTAGAAATATGCCGGCTGAGTTCGGAGCACCTGCAAAGGTTTCAATTACGGAAAATAACAATAAGATATTAATTCAATTATTATCTTATGATACTTCAGGAAAATTAACAAGTATTGTGTCTGATACTTTAAGACAGAATGTTGCAAATTATTTATCAAACTACCGAATGATGAATGATTACATTTCTATTCTAACTGCTGAGGTTATTGATTTAAGTATTGATGTTCAGATTGTTTTAGATTCTGCTCAAAATTCCGGACAAGTTATTGCTGATGTTGTGGATAGAATTTCAACATATTTTAATCCTCAAACAAGAGAGTTGGGTCAAAATGTTTATTTATCTGAGTTGAAAAGTATTGTCCAAAATCAAAATGGTGTATTAACAGTCGCGGGATTAAATGTTTACAATAATGTTGGTGGACAATATTCATCCGCAGAAACATCTATGGAGTATTCAGACCCTGAAACTAAAGAAATTTCAACTGTTGATGATACTATCTTTGCACAACCATCTCAAGTATACCAAGTTAGATACCCTAATAAAGATATTCGAGTGTCGGTTAAAAATTTCCAATCAGTTACCTTCTCTTAACAGGTTTATTTCTGGCTTAACTAGTTTATAATTAAATATGGTGTGTGTTAACTTGAAAAATCACACATAAACTATTTATAAATTAAAAGAATTGAATGGGTCAGTCATATAGAATTAGAACCGAATTAGGTATTAACAAAACAATCAATGTTCAGTTAGACCAAGATTTTGAGTTCTTAGAAATCTTATCGTTAAAAATACAACAAACTGACGTTTATAGTAGAAGTTGTTCAGAATACGGTGTTGTTGTTGGGAGGGTTACTGCAAATAACGGATTTGGTGTTCCAAATGCCCGAGTATCGGTATTCATCCCAATATCATCAGTTGATGAATCTAATCCACTGATAACAAGTGTTTATCCTTACAAGTCTCCAACTGATAAAAATGAAGATGGGTTTAGGTATAATCTTTTACCTTATGAAAAGTCGTATTCGACTCACGCGGCAACAGGTACTTTACCTACGAGAGATGATGCATTAACCGATGGGATTGCGGTTGAAATTTACGACAAATACTACAAATACACAACTAAAACAAACGAGAGTGGTGACTATATGATAATGGGTGTTCCATTAGGGTCGCAAACTTTAGTAATGGATATTGACTTATCAGATATTGGGGAGTTTTCTTTAACACCTCAAGATTTGATTAGAATGGGTTTAGCGTCCGAGGCTCAAGTTGCCGGTAACCGATTTAAAACTTCCAATGATTTATCATCATTACCTCAAATTGTTAGTTTAACAAGAACTTTATCAGTCGCTCCATTATGGGGTGACCCTGAAATATGTCAAATTGCGGTTAACCGTGTTGATTTTGACCTTAGAGATGATGCCAATATTGATATACAACCAACTTCAGTGTTCATGGGCTCTATTTACTCAACCACAGATTCACAAAGACTTAGACGAAATGCTAAACCACAGGATGATATGGGTAATTTATGTGGTTTATCTACAGGTCCAGGGTCTATTTTAGCAATACGACAAACAATTAATTATGACGCTGACGGTAATCCAATACTTGAGTTATTTCAATTAGAAAAATCAGGTAATATTATTGATGGTAATGGTGTATGGATGACTGAATTACCAATGAATTTGGATTACTTTATTACCAATGAATTTGGTGAAAAAGTTTTATCAAACGACCCTACAGTAGGGATTCCTACTAAAGGGAAGTATAGGTTTAAAGTTAAGTGGTCCCAATCACCTAGTTTGTCGGAACAGACAAGACGTGCTTATTTCTTAGTACCAAATGTTAAAGAATACGGTTGGGCATCTAATAATAGTGACCCTACAGACTCAGGAGGTGTTAATGAGGACCGTCAAAAAAGTTCATATTATTTTGGTCTTGATTGGTCAGGATATACGGAAGGATTTGAGGGAACAAGTGATAATCAACGAGAGTTACGAAATAATATATTAAATCAAAAGATAAATTGTGAGGATACTTTTTATCAGTTTGAATTCAATAAAGTTTATACTGTTTCAGGTTTTATTGACCAATTTAAGAATGGGGCTAAAGGTAGGTTTATTGGTATTAAAGAAATTGATAGTAATGAATGTGCATCCACGATTAATAAATTTCCGGTTAATGAAGGGTTTAGAAACTTTGATTTATTCTTTTTTATATTTTCGATAATATTACAAGTAATTCAATTAATTGGGTTACCTTTATTAATTATTTATCACTTTTTAGCTTTTTTATGGAATAATTTTGCAGTTGCAATAATAGCTTACATACTTTATGAGTTAGGAAAAGAAGTTATTGCTCAGGGTTCATTAGTTGCCGGTGCAATTGCGGGTAGTGCCTCGTTTGGTGCGACGGCAGGTCTGATAATTGGACATTCATTGTTAGCTGCGTTATATGCGGCGGCTATTATATTCATTTTAATTAAATTTGAAGAAATTGTTGCTTATAAATTTGGTAGGATTAAATTACCGATGATAACTTATCCCGATTGTCAATCTTGTGAATGTGACTCTGAAACAACTGAACCAAATCCTGATGATGATACAGAACAAGCACCTGCTGCTGGTCTATTAAGTCAACTTTCTAATGGAGGTCAGTACGCTGAAAATTTACAAACTAATGGTTCGACAATACCAAATAGAGCTTGGCCACCTGTTGCTCCTGATGATGATAATTATGATACATATTTTCAGATGGAATCACTTATGCAAGGTCAGGGAATTGGAGGTAGTTTATCAAAACCAAATAAACCAACAATTTTTAAAATTAATAGTTCTAGACTTTATTCATTTCCGGCTGTAGGGGATTTATTAGTAGATGGTTTTACGATTCCTCCTGGTGAAAGAGTTAATATTTACAATACCCGAAAAAAATTCTTTGATAATGTAAATAAGATTAAAGTTACTTTTTCATCACCAACAAACGGTACAAAAAGTCATCTTGATAATACATTGACAGTATTAAGTGTTTTGGATTTAGAACCGGGTACATTATTAACATTTGTTGACCCGAGAAAAACTAAAGATACAAATTATTTATATTCTGCAACTACCGCATCAGGAGGTTATAAAGTTAATGGTATTAATGGTATTATTAAGACAAGTGCTTTTACTGCTGATGTACGTTATGCAACCAGTCAAACTTCCGATACTGTTGTTACTTATGATATTCCAGCATATCCTTCTGAATGTGTGAGTAGCATGGTTATTTCAATAACCGAACCGGGAACTGTGACTTATCGAACTTGTCCGGGTTCAAAAGTGACATTATTGTTTACAGGTCAGACGACAGGGGCAACTAATCCTGAAGGACTTATTAGTCCTGAATTTCCATTAATTACAGGTATTACAAATGTTGATTGTATCGATTTAACAAATACAGGAGGAACTGCTGAGTATTCTGCAGTGACTTATGGTGTGGGTTGTCAAAATTATATTTATCCATCGGATATTGAATATTATCAGGTATTGACCGCAATTACTATAACTAAAAAAATTGTTAATGGACAACCACAGTATTCATTTCCTGGTTCTACAGGAACAACCGGTCCAAGTTTTTGGAAAACGTTAAATGCTGAAAATAAATTGGCGACTTTTCAATATATTTGTGGTGAAGGGGGTAGAGAATGTGGTCTTGTCCCGTTAGGTTACCCAAACTACAATATATTGGTTAATAGTAATGCCGGGTTTTCAAGTACTCAACTACCTAATGCAATCTACTCGGCAGCAACATCAAATTTTGCGGACTATGAAAATCAAAAAGTTTTAATATTACAAAGAGGGGTTGACCCGTATTCTCCATTAATGATAAATAAGTATGGTATTGGACGTATATTAGGTTATTTAGATGAAGATGCAGTGACTTTTACTGCGATGACAAGAATGAATATTCCTATACAAGCCCTTCCACCTTCTAACGGTGTTTCGGTACAAAAACACAACAACCAAAACAATATATGTTATTCATCTTATTTTTATACTCCGGGAATTGTTGGACAAACAAGTCCGGGTCTTAATTATTCTGCCTATACAACGCCAAATTTTGGGTTTTATGGAGCGTTAGATTCGTCGGTGTCAAGAGTTTTTACAACTTCACCTCCATTAATTTCAACTGATTATGTTCAAAACATAACAGTTAATAATACTTCATCTCCTCCTATAACCGGAGTTGCGTCAAAAACAAATAATCGATTTTATTCTGCGAGCATTGCTGACAATTATTATGACGGTTCTGAAGATTTGTCAGGGGGTGCAATTATGACAAAAGGAAATTATGTAGTATCAAGGATTTGTCTTAATTTTGCTTTTACTTTTGGTTTGAGTGGTGTGCGTGAATATTGTGACGAAGCAATATATGGTTTTATACCGACATCCCCATCGACTTACTTTAGTCCTATTTTATATCCAACATCTACCGGAACTAGTGAGGTAAATATGTCTAACTCATCTCAAATTATTATGAGAACCGATAGATTACCATCTTCTGATTATATTGATGATAAAGAAATTTTAACAGGTAGTGTCAGTTTATTACAACAAAATGCCGGATTCGCGGTTTACCCTGTTGGGGGAGCTGGATACACATTTAACAACCCATCAATTTCATTAGGTGCTGATTTAGTCACTGCGGATATTGAAGGTCAATTGGCGGCAACTAATGTACTTACCACTTTAGGAAGTTGTGAAGACATGGTTGGTTTAGATTGTTATAGTGGTAATGGTGTGAATTTTGGTGTTAAATTAGGGTGTCAAGCAGGTGATGTTGTTGAGAGTGGATGTTACGTAATGGTTAATGACCCATTGTTTTCTTTAGGACAAGATTTAGGAACATTTGCTGAATGGGGTTTTAGATTCAGATTCTTCTATGGATTATGTCGAGGAGTATTATCACAATCATTTATGAATAATTGGGTTAATGGTAGTTTATATGCCTTTCCAATACAAGTTGATACGTATTTTAATAAATTAAATCAACCTGAGTCACCAAAATTTGCTAAACAAGTTGTGTATTTTGAAAAAGATACAAATAATTTTTATTATAGAAGTTCCCCTTATAGAATAACAGGTGGTACTTCAGGTGAGGGTGCGTTTATTGGTAGACCGGTTTCAGGATTAAGGTCCCCGGTAAATAGAAGAAATTTATTATTTCCTACAACCATTATTAATTTAGGTATTAAAGATGATTTTTATAAAGAAATAATTTTTGACCCATCAGCTAAAGGTTATATTATGAAAAGTCTTGTCCCAACAAGCTATTCAGATACTTCAGATTTAGTTAATTTATTTGTAATTTCGAGAATTACTGATGAAGGGTTTTTACGTCAAATTATTTCTTTTGGTGATAATGCGTTACAACAATTATTTAGTAGAGACGGTAGTTCAAGAAGAATTGATGCGGATTTGGCACAAACAATGTCTATTAATTCGGAATATGGGGTGATACCATTTTCACCTCAATTTTATAGTGTAACAGGGGCGGTTGATGACCCGGTCCAAATACTCGGTGATTTATCAAAACCAACAATGGCGGTATTTTTTTCGTCAACAACTCAAGATATACAAAATAAAGATTATTTAACTCCCGGGGTGATAGATTTTAGACCATCAAATAATGCAAACGCTATTACATATCCTTATGGGATTAAATCCCAAGAAGTACCTTATTATCAGTGGAACATTAAATCTACGGCTACCGCAGGGGTTTTTGGTGAACAAGGGAATAATTGGGCGACAAATGTTAATGATATTTTTTCAAGAAAATATCAATCTCTTGATAGACGGGCAATTATTAAACCGAGTTACATGATACCTTCAATTTATAGTATTAGTGACCTATTTGCTCGTGGATATTTATTTAATGGTAGTGCGACTACGGCTAGTAATCTTACTTATGTTGCGAATGCTGGTAATTGGTCTAACCCAACTACTAAATTTTTAGTAGGTGCACCAAACCATTTCTATTTTGGTTTAATCAAAGGTGAGACGGCATTAGATAAATTTAAAGAACTATATTCGATAGATGAATAATTACACAATAATACCAAGTAACCTTAAATATAAAGGTGCCCCTTCAGTAGATGAAAAGGTTTCAATATCTTTAGACCAAACAAGTCATGAGATAACGGAATACGATAGGAGTGCTACTATAAGTCTTGCTCAAGTTTATGATGATGAGAGACAAGGTTGTACTGTTTTTAGACCAACTTTTAAGGTTAGGTATTTGTATGATAACACATACACGGGAACAACAACATTTTTACCATTTCAATATAATTTATATTATGTAAACCCTGAACAATCATTTGTTAGTGGTACGTGGAAAGGGTTTCCTCAATATTACGAGTTTGATTTTTTTAGACCAATTGTTGATAATCAACATTTTCCTTATAAGTCAAAAAGTGCTTACACATATAATTGGATGTATTATTTAACATATCCTCACACTAATAACTATAAAAAGAAATTAGTTTACTATTCTGATATACCTAATGGTGATATGGATTGGTTGGCGGAGGAAGGTATTCCATTTATTATTGAAAATATTGAAATTAATGGTAATGGTTTAATATCCTTTAAATGTATTGGGTCTCATGGATTAACTCCAAATGAATATGTTGAATTGTCTTTAACTTATAGAAATTCGAACATATTTCAAGTTTACTCATTAGGTAATGGGTTAGTGGATAGTGATGAATATGTGTTTAATGTTTTAAACATTGGATACACAGGTAATACATTTGCAGATAATGTTATGGGTACTTTTAAAAGAGTTATTAACCCTGATAATTTAACGGAAACTAAATCAAAATATTATGTTAGAGAGCATAAGGTGATTACTAATTTGGATGACCTTATTGTTACTAAAATTGGTTTTGAAAAAAATGTGTTTAGAGAAGATAAGCAATTTGAATATAGTTCAATAACTCCTAATAAAATTTCTAGGGTGTCACAAAAGACAAGTAGTAATGCTTACAATATGACATCGGCATATGATTTAGATTTTGCGGGTTATATTGATAATCAAAAACGACCATTAAGTGAGATTTTTCTAACAATTGTTAATAAAGGATATTCCGGATATTTTAATGAACCTTCATTTGGAGTGGGATTAAAACAAGGTTGGGAATTTAACTTAACAAAAGAGGTTAATGAATATTGGGATTTAATGAATAATGAATCAAATACTACTGTTCCATTATCTTCATACACTCAAACTAGTGGTGCCACCAAAACTTTTTATTATAATGGTGATTTAATGAAGGGAGATGTAATGGATGGTGATTTTTGTGAGTGGAATGATTATGAACAAATTGAGAGAGTTATTTCAACATATTATCATAAAATAAATTATAATCAAACAGTTTTCCAAACAATGAATAATCCGGACACTAATTCATTTGGGTTTTATTATCAACCTCATAACAAAATGACTTTGAGAGTTTTTTCGGACTATATTGAAACCGGTGATATTAATTTTATTGACCAAGTACCTAGTTACTCATTTTATTCAAGTGCTGACCAACAATTTAGATGGAGAGATTTGTATACTTATGGGTTTACTGATAATTTAGAGAGAGGGGTCGATTATCCCTTTTTGAATACTGCACATTATCCATTTTCTGATATTACATTTAGATTAATACCGGAAGGAATAAACTATAATGAGAGCCTATTTGGCGTTGATTTTGCTGTAAAACCATTGATTGATGAGTGTGAATAAAGTAACAATAGTACCTGATGGTTTGGATAAACAAATCAATATACCAGTAAGACTGACTTGGGATTATTTAGGATTGGACATGGCAATCGAAGAATATGAAACTGAAGTTATTACCGAAGCGATTGGTGTTGGTCGTGACTTTGAAATCAGTCGATTTGCTCATGCTCCTGATGTAACAACAAATAACACTGAAATTAATTATGAGTTTTACTTTTATTCAGGGGGTTCAACTTATGATATTAATAATTGGAAGATAAATTATTTAGGGGAAGGGTTTACACCTCAAGATTTGTATTATTATACGAACAATTTTTCTAATTCGTTTTTTAAGTTGGATTTTTACGATAATACAGATGAGAAAAAACAAACAAATTATTTAACGGTTATTATTCCGACACAACAGGGTTTGAAAATGACGACTCCAATGCAAAGAATTATTGTGGATGTTAGAAAACCAAAATTTGTTTTAGATTATGTTGGTGATAAAGAAGGGTTTTTTCTTTATTGGTTAAAGAAAAGAAACTTTTTGGATATAGATACCTTTTATATGTCTGCTAAGTTTTATAATGCTAAGACAGGGCAATTCACCAAATTGATGACAAATAATGAAACAACTACCCCACCAATAAAAATAGGACCTCAAGCAAATTTTGCGTTGAACTCTAATCAATATGATTTTGATAGTAACGTATTATTTTATTATACCGTAAATTTGGATTATAAAAACCAAACATATCAGGTAGTTAATAGTAGGGGACAGAGACTCGGGACTACAATTCCCATAAAATGGTATGAATACCTTAATCCACCGGTTTAATGGAAGATTTTTATAATATTAAGATATCACCCGAAACAATTCTTCGTGACTTATCAGTTGTTGATTATGAGGGGACTCCGGTTGGGGTTTATTCTGCGATGACACAAGTTGTTAGTTCAGGAGTTAACGGTAGTTCATTATTAACAGGATTAACAATTCCTATTTTGATAAGACAAAGTGCGGTTGATGCTGGATATTATAGTCCTTTTGACGGTGCGGTTTTACAAAAAGATGTCGTAGCGAATTTCATATTCTCATCAACAACTGATAATGCTTATAAGTATAATGTGTATAACACATCAAATGAATTTCAAAAGTTTTTGGATTTATCTGCCTATAGAATTGATTGGGGGGATGGTTCACCAAAAGAAACAATAACAACTTACGCACCTAATTCAATTAATCATACATATCCTCAGTTACCTAAACAATATACAATTAAATTAGAACAAACAAATCCATGGGGGATTACAACAGTTTCAAAAACAATTACGGTTCCTTTTAGTGATGTTGTTATCTATAATCCTGAAGGTGAGGCATTCTTTGCTCCGTCATCGGGTAATTGGATAGGTACTTCTGTTTCGTATAATTACATATTTTCGGGGGATGCGATAAATGAGGTTAGTGCTCAAACATCAAATAATTATGTTTCAATACCATTTACAATTTCAGGGATAACAAAATCAAGAATTAATGAATTGAAGACGTATGGAACCTTAAGTATCAATGATAGAATTGGTCTTCCGGTTATTAGTAATGGTCAAATATGGGGAGCAATTACAGATGTTACTTCAATTTACACTGCCTATACAGTTAATACAGTTAATTACTATGATTATATTGATGGGACCACCATTTATTTTGAACAATCGTCAGGATTAACTGACAATAATTTAACTGCGGTTCCAATAACAAAAGATGAGGTATTATTAAAAGTAATTGACCAAGCTCAAGTTCAAACTAACGTTTTTGTTGAAAGAGGTAAGAATAGTGCTTACG